GGCATGGACCACAAGGGCTATCCAACATTCACGATGCGCAACGGCAAGCCGCACCCCGAGCGGCTGTACGCGCACCGCGTGATGCTGGAGCTGGTGACAGGGTTCTACTTCCCGTTCGACCAAGCCGGGCACTGGCGCTGCTTCAAGCCACGCTGCATCCGGCCGGACTGCCTGCGGATCGAAACACTCGCCGAGAACCTCTCGACGCGCCGGGGCTACGCGCCTGCGAAAGGGTCGTGGATACCCGTTCTATTCCCCACACCGGAAAAACAGCGGGAGGATGCGATTGAACACTCCCTCGACCAACCCGGAATCCTGAGCTATCCCCATGATCCAATTCCCTTCTGACGACCATGGCCTCGACTTCTCCAAACCCCGTCCTCAAGCGTCGGTTGATGAATGGGGAAATCCCCGAGTGGCTGAAGCGCCATCCTCGCCGTTCATACATCGAGGCGGCCTGTCTTTCATACCCGTTGTGGGTGGATCGACAAGACAGACTCTTGCTGCGCCAGCTGGCGTACCGGGCGGCGTCGCTGTCCGAGATGACCGGTGTGCCGCATGTGCTGGACCATGTGGTGCCTTTGAACCATCCGCGTGTCTGCGGCCTGACGGTGCTGTGGAACCTGGAGATTGTGCCCTACACCCACAACGCGCGGAAGAGCAACCGCTGCGACCTGAACAACGACCAACTGGAGCTATTCATATGAGCGAGCCTATGTTCTGCAAAAGCTGCGGAAAAAACAACGAGCATTGCCTGAAAGACGACGACAACAACCTTTCTGCCGGCTACACCTGCAAGAAGCACTACCGCGCGCCGCCGGCCGAGAGGGTCGCGACGCTCCACACCCCCGACCAGATCCTCGCCGAAATGGCCGAGACCTTCCGCACGCGCGGGTTGGTCTACGGCGACAACTGGAAACGCATCGGCGCCGTGCTGCACGCGCTGGCCGGCGGCAAGCCCGTCACGATCAGCACGCCCGAGGAGTGGCTGCGCTGGTCGCTGCATATGCTGATGGTCACGAAGATCACGCGGCTCGCGACCACCGACCTCGAACACATCGATTCCGCCCACGACCTCGCGGTGTACAGCGCCATGCTGGAAGCCGTACAACATGAACAGAAAGACCTGAAGGAGCAACACAATGGCTAATCCGAGCACCCCCGAGAATGTCCAGCGCGCCCGCGACCAGATCGAGCGCAACCTCGAAACCTCCACGGAGGAGGCGCAGCAAGTGCGCCGCGCGGCGGACCTGTACCGTATGCGCCGCAACCAGATGCTCACCAGCGGTGCGCGCATGTTCCGCAGCCAGCTCGCGGAGTTGATGGAGCAGGTGACGGAGGCCGTCCCGGGCGGGTTCACGGCCGTGATCGAGCAGCACACCGAGCGGTTGTTCGAGTTGACCCAGCTGAACGACGTCTACGGCCGCGCCAAGGACGCGATCGACGAGGGGCGCGCAGACGCCTTCATCGCCTCGGTCGAGCGGCAGCTGCACCATGCCACGCTGAATGTGCGGATGTCGAATGCGATGATCCCGTCGCTGATGCGCACCTACTACATCGCTGCGCGCAAGAAGTTCTTGCACGAATGCGAGCCGGAACAGGTGCGCGCGTTGACGGGAATGGACCCGGAATGATGGACCGCATCCCGGCCACGGGACCCAACCCGGCGCGCAGCCGGTTCTTCCTGGACGTGGCTGCGGCCATGCAGTTCATGGCCCTGTACTACACGCTCCCCGCCGAAGAGCAGGACGCCGTGATCGACCAAATGCACAGCTTCGCGGCCAAGGGCCACGAGGCAAAACCCAAGGACAAGAAATGATCTTCACCTTCTTCGACGTCGAAACGACAGGCCTCCCCAAGAGCCGCACGCTGCCCGTCGAGCAGCAGCCCAAAATCTGCGAGCTCGGCATCATCCTCTTCGACACCGACAACATGTCAGTCGAGGCGCAGTACAGCCAACTAATCAACCCCGGCATCAAGATGCCGGACGGCATCATGCCAGACGGCAGCTACGACAAGCGCTTCGACGTGATCAAGATCCACGGCATCACGGACGAAATGGTGGCGATGCAGCCTCCCTTTGCCGAGGTGTGGAAGGAGGCTTGGCGGTTCTTCGGCGGCCGCAGCGACTACATGGTCGCGCACAACCTCCCGTTCGACAAGCAGCTGCTCGACTGGGAGCTGGAGCGCATGGGCTGGAACGGCTTCGTGCTGCCCGAGGGCGTCTGCACGGTGCAGGAGTTTACGCACCTGTTCGGCAAGCGCCCCAAGCTCACGGAGCTCTACGAGCGCGCCACCGGCAAGGTCTACGAACACAAGCACCGCGCCATCGACGACACCCGCATCTTGCTGGAGTCGGTCACGGCGCTCGGCTTCTTCGATGCGTTCAAGGGTCTGCTCGGCAAGGCTGCGAAGGCCGACCTCGAACACGACGAGGCCACCGGATGGCGCCCGCAGCCAATCGGCGAGAACCACTACGAGGCGGCCGAGCGTGAGGCAGCGGCCAAGCAGGACCTGAACGTCACGGTGTTCAAGGAATGATCCAGCTCCGTCTCAGGACCGAATACAGCTTCGGCCAGACATTCGCCCCGATCGACCGCATGGTCGCGCGACTCAAGGAGTTGGGCTGCACGGCCGCCGGGTGCGTAGACCTGAACTCGACCTGGGGCCACGCGCCCTGGGTGGAGGCGTGCAAGAAGGCCGGCATCCAGCCGCTGTTGGGAGTCGAACTATGCGTGAACGACGACGAGACCAACACTCCGATGTGGTTCCTGGCGCGGAATGGCGAGGGGTTGTCCGAGTTGTACCGCGCGGTCTCCAAGGCCCACCAACAAAAGCTCAAGATGAAGACCGGAGCCGTGCCGAGATTCTACCGGCTGGACGTGGAGGCTATGTCGAACAACATATTGAAGTTCGCGGGGTCGGTGACCGACGGCGAATGGCTCAGTTCGATCGACTGCTACGTCGACCTGAACCCGGGGAGCCGAATTCTGAATATGCAGAAAGAGGCGATCGCGACACAGCACAACCTGCCGCTGGTGCGCACGTCTGACAATTCGTACATCGAAGAGGCCGACCGTGATCTGTTCGAGATCATCAGCCGCGCCGGGCTGAAGCCCACCCCGCAACACATCCTGCCATTGTCGCACGACCAGGCTGTTGAACAGGCCATCGCGGCGGAGTGCGCCGGGCTGGAAATGCCGACCGCGCCGATGATCCGGGCCGAGGGCGACCTGGAGGCGCTCTGCCGCGCGGGCATCCCTGTGCGCGGGATGGAGTGGACGGCCGAGTACGAAACGCGCCTGATGTACGAGCTGGAAATGATCCAGTCCAAGGACTTCGTCAGCTACTTTCTTGTCGTCGCCGACATGTGCCGCTATGCAAAACAACACATGCTCGTTGGTCCCAGCCGGGGGTCAGCTGCCGGGTCGTTGGTATGCTATCTCGCAGGGATCACCGAGATCGACCCAATCCCGCCAAAGCTCTACTTCGAGCGTTTCATCGACATTACCCGGGCCGATCTCCCCGACATCGACCTGGACTTCCCCGACAATAAGCGAGCCCTCATTTTTGAGTACATGGCCGGAAAGTACGGATTCGACAACACGGCGCACATCGGGACCATTTCCCGCCAGCGACCAAAGAGCGCGCTCATCACAGTATGCAAGGCGCTTGGCGTGCCGGCCGCCGCCACCGCAGCCGTTAAGGTGGCGATGATCGAGCGGGGGATCGCCGACTCCCGCGCCAACAACTGCTTGGAAGACACCCTCAAGGAGACCGACCCTGGCCGGCGCTTCATGAAGGACTACCCCCAGGCAAGTGTTGCAATGCGGATAGAAGGCCACGCCGCCCACACGGGCGTGCACGCTGCTGGTCTGCTCGTCTGCAACGCCCCTATCACCGACTATTGTGTGGTCGACGCGGACGGCATCGCCCACATCGAAAAGGGCGCCGCCGAGAAGCTCGGGTTGCTCAAGATCGACGTGCTCGGACTCCGCACGCTCTCTGTGTTGGAGGACTCGGGCGTCGACGTGGATTGGTACGGACTGAAGTTCGACGACCCGGCGGTGTTCGACGTATTCAACAGGAACCAGCTATGTGGGATCTTTCAGTTCGAGGGAAACGCCCTGCGCACCATCTCTACACAGATCGTGTTCAAAGACCTGATCCAGGTGGACGCGGTCACGGCCCTCGCACGGCCCGGGCCGTTCGGTGGCGGCGTTACGCAAGAGTACTTGCTGCGCAACGCTGGGAAGAAATACGAGCCGATCCATCCGCTGGTGGAAGCCCAAATGTCCGAGACCTACGGATTGCCTGTCTATCAGGAACAGACACTCGCCATCGTCCGTTCCATCGGCCAGTTCGACTGGAAAGACACCTCGTTCATCCGCAAGGCCGTGTCCAAGCGCCTCGGCAAGGAGTACTTCGAGTCCTACTGGGTGAAGTTCCTAGCCGGCGCCGTCGCCCAAGGAATCCCTGAGGAGGCGGCCCGCAAGACCTGGGACATGATCAACTCCATGGGCGCGTGGCAGATGAACAAGGCCCACACGTGGAGCTATGCCGTCATCAGCTACTGGACCGCATGGCTCAAGGCACACCACCCGCTGGCGTTCGCGGCGAGCAACCTGCGCAACGCCAAGGACGAGGAGTCGGCGCTGAACCTGTTGCGGGAAATGGTCCGGGAGGGGATTGAGTATGTTCCGTTCGACCTGAAGCTGAGCAAGGCCAACTGGTCCTCGCACGAGGGCAAGCTGATCGGCGGATTCCTCAACCTCAAGGGCATCGGCGAGAAGACCGCCGAGAAGATGGCCGCAGACCGCGACGCCGGCCGCCTCACCGCCAAGCAGATCGAGAAGATCGAGAAGGCCGAGAACATCTTCGGCAACATCTTCCCGTTCCACACCGACTACCGCGAGTACTACGAAAACCCGGGCCGCATGAACGTGAACGGCGACGTCGAGGACATCTCCAACTTCGATGGGTCGCAGCGCGGCTCGCACGTGTTCCTGGGCGAGCTGGTGTACAAGAACCCGCGCAACGCCAATGAGGAAGTTAATGTGAAGAAGAGGGACGGCAAGCTCGAGACCGGCCCGCTGGATTTCCTCGACATTCGGCTCCGCGACGACACGGGCGTCATCGGCGCGCGGTTCAGCCGCTGGGAATACGAGCGCCAAGGCAAGCACGTTGCCGAGAACGTCCGCGAAGGCGCCCACCTGCTCGTGCGGTGCAAGTTCATCAAGGACATACGCTTCGGTTTCATCACCAACTACAAAGTTCTGAAAGGTTAGCCATGCTAAAGTTCAACAATAACCCGGAAGGCGCCAACGTTGCGTACGGCGCCAACAACGCGCGGTCCCGCGTAATCAAGCCAGAGCCCCGACCTTCAGGGCGCCAATGCTATTGCCTCCAAGTGCGTCAGGGACACCTAGGCCAATGGGCGACGGTGGACGTCTACGACTACCTTGCCAACGCGCGCAAAATCTGCAAGGGGATCGAGGTCGCCTTCAAGCTGGTATGAACCTCGGCGAAGTCAACGCCCACAACTGGGTCAAGCAGCACGTGCGGCGCGCGGGCGACCGACTCACACGGGTGGAGAACGTTGTGTGGAATGGAATGTTCGACACAAACGGCTGCTTCGGCGGCACCGAGTTTTGGATCGAGAACAAGGCCCCTATCGAGCCCAAGCGCGGCACAACCAAGCTGTTTTCGTCCAATCACCCCTTCAGCCAAGACCAGAAGAACTTCGCCTTGGACCAGCTTCGGGCAGGCGGAAGCTGCTGGGCGTTCATCGCCACCAACTTTCGCCAATTCCTAATCAGCGGGTGGTGGATCGAGCACGCCAACGAAATGACCGCCGACCAGTTGCAGGACGTCGCTGTCTGGTGGCGTATCAAAAGCTCCAGCATCCAACCCGCAGCCAAAGAGCTGCACACCATCCTTTCACAACCAACACCGAGCAAACCATGGAACAACCGAACGAAAGCCGCTACCGTGCAATCCCATACCGACACCAACTGGAATGCCTAGCGCGGCACGGCCGCAAGAAGGCGTTCGCGCTGAATGCGGAAATGGGCACGGGCAAGACCTTTGTGCTAATCTGCAACATGGCCGACCTGTGGGAGAGCGGCGAGTGTGACACGGTGTTGGTTATGGCGCCCAACGGCGTGCACACCAACTGGGTCAACCTGGAGCTGCCGAAGCACATGCCGACCTGGGTCAACTGGCGCGCGGCGGCCTGGAAGTCCGGCATGGGCAAGGGGAAGCGCGCGGCTTTCGACCAGATCATGAAGCCGAGCGGCGTCCACGACCCCGAGTTGCGCATCCTCGCCGCCAACTGGGAGTCGCTCGTGCACAAGAGCTCCTACGACGTCATCCGCAAATTCGTCGAGTCCGGCAAGCGCGTCATGATCATCGGCGACGAGAGCCAGAATATCAAGAATCCGCAGTCGGTGCGGACGAAGAACCTGATGAAGCTGCGGAACCTGTCGGAGTGGCGCCGGACCATGAGCGGCACCCCGATTACGCAGGGACCGTTCGACGCCTTTGCGCCTTACACGTTCCTGGACCCGCGCATCCTCGGTACCACTTCATATTGGGCGTTCAAGTCCGAGTACGCGCAGATGCAGCCGCAGTTCCTGGAACACACCAACAGGATGGGCGAGAAGACCATGTTCCCCAACCCGCTGATCAAGAAGGTCATGGCCGCGCAGGGCAACAACCGGGTGCCGCAGATCGTGGCGCGCGACGACGACGGTCGCCCGCAGTGGAAGAACCTGGAAAAGCTCAACGAGCTCGTCGCCCCTGCGACCTTCCGGGTGCTCAAGAGCGATTGCCTGGACCTGCCCGAGAAGATCTACAAGACCGCGTCCTTTGAGCTCACGACGCAGCAGCGCACCGCGTACCGCCTCGCCAAGGAGGAGTGCCGGCTGCTGTACGAGGGCGAGGCGACCGCCTTCGCCAAGCTCACGGCCGTGACCAAGCTCGCCCAGATCACCAGCGGCTACTACCTGCACCCCGACGCGGGGGAAGAGCCCGTCCGCATCGAGGGCGACCAACCCAAGGTCGACATCCTGGTCGACCGCGTGAAGTCGATCGTCGAGCAGGGCAGCAAGGTCATCATCTGGGCCCGGTTCCACGTGGAGATCGCGGACGTGGCGGCGGCGCTGAAGGCGGCCAAGACGGACGGCCCGCCGATCAAGGTCGTGCAGTACCACGGCAAGATCAAGGCCGACGACCGCGAGGCGGCTAAGATCGCCTTCCAGGACGACCCCTCCGTCAATGTGTTCATCGGCCAGCAGCAGGCCGGCGGCGCCGGGATCACGCTCACGGCCGCATCCTACGTGATCTACTACAGCAACGACTTCTCGCTGACCAACCGGCTGCAGAGCGAGGACCGCGCGCACCGCATCGGCCAGACAAAGAACGTTGTGTACCTCAACATCGTTGCCGAGGACACGATCGACGAGCAGATCGTGGGGCTGCTGGCGGGGAAGAAGAACGTGGCCGACATAATAACAGGCGATAATATCAGCCAACTAATTGACTAAGGTTTGGAAATGCAAGTCTATGTTCTAACGTTCTCCGATGGAACGCGCTACGTTGGCGCACATGAAGTTAGCGCGAAGGAGCGATTCACAGAACATCGGCGGCGCGCAGCGAGCGGCGCAAAAACTGTCCTTTACAACCTATGGCGCTCCATCGGGGAACCTTTGATGGAAGTGATATGTGATGCTTCGGACGAGCTCGAGCTGGAGGTCCTTGAGTCTGTGTGGATCGAGGCTCTTGGCACGATCTTCCCTAGAGGACTCAACTTCGCACCAGGAGGGAAGAGAAATGCAAGCTCGCACCCCGTTGTGCGGGCTCAGTTTGCAGCGGCGAAGCTCGGAAAGAAACAAACTCCGGAGCACATCGAGGCTAGAGTTGCCCCTCGACGCGGAAAGAAACGTCCGCCAGAGGTTGGCGCAAAAATATCGGCAACCAAGCGCGGCGTTCCGCAAACGCCAGAGGCAGTCGAGGCGAACAGAAGATCACACACGGGGAAGAAGCAGTCGCCCGAGTTGGTCGCCAAACGATTCGCAGCTTTCCGGCTGGCGATCGCCGCGCGCAACGCTTTGCGCTGAACCGGGGAAACCCTCGGAAACTTGGTCTTTCGCAAAATATTTTGCTCCACATCACAAGAAACGTTTGCTTTCTTCGAAAATGTGGAGCATAATTGCCCCACGGCAGGCGAGGAACGGTTCCCCGCCGCCGGAATCAACTAGCAACAGGAGTTCTCAAATGTCCAAAATCATCGATGTCGCCGCCAAGCTCGTTCGCAAGTCTGACATCCCATGGGAAGGCATCGGCAACGACCTCACCCCGGACGGCACGCTGGACGTCTGGAAGAAGGAGTCGGGTCTGGACTTCGAAGTCCGTGAAGCCAAGGTCCTGTTCCAGGATTCGTCCAACCCGGACGGCGGCAACATCTACCTGCCGTTCGAAGGCAAGAAGGTCCTGTATCGCTCGGACACGATGAAGCCGCTGGCCACCGTCGGCAAGGGCTACAAGGTCGTGCAGCCCGGCGAAGTCCTCGACTTCTTCAAGCACATCGCCGACAACGCCGGGTTCCAAATGGAGCTGGCCGGCAGCATCGGCAACGGCAAACGCGTCTGGGCCCTGGCCAAGGTCAGCGAAGGCGCCAACATCGTCGGCACCGACCGCGTGGCCCCGTACCTCATGTTCGCCACCGGGTTCGACGGCGGACTGTCGACCACCGCCAAGTTCACCACCATCCGCCGCGAATGCAACAACATGCTGTCGATGGTTGGCCGCTGGTCCAAGCGCGACAAGAACACCGTGGCGATCTCGCACTCTGGCAACTACGACGCTGCCACGATGCACGGCCGGCTGGCGGACGGCCAGGAGTCGTGGAGCCGCTGGCTCGAATCGGCCAAACGCGCCTCCTCCGCCGAGCTGACCCCGGCGCAAATTCACGAGCTGACCACGACGGTCGCGCTGCGCACCATCCCCGACGGCGCCGAGGCCAAGGAAAGCAAGGCGTACAAGTCCATCATGAACCTGTTCAACGGCGGCGCCATCGGCTCCGAGCTGACACAGGGTGGCACCGCCTGGCAGTGGCTGAACTCCGTAACCGAGTACGTCGACCACCACAAGGGTCGTGCTGCCGACTCCCGCATGAACCGCGCATGGTTCGGCGACGGCGACGCGCTAAAGACCCAGGCCTTCGGTCTGGTCGAAGAGTTGCTGGCCTAACCCCAACGCCCCGGGCCAGCCCCGGGGCAAGGAACGATCATGCACCACACCGACCAAGACTCGATCGAAATGATCGTGCGCGCTGCCGAAGACGAGGTGAAGCGCAACGAATGGGCCGCACGCCAGCGCGCCGACCTGGACGAACCCGTCGCGCCGCGCGAGCCGAGCAACTGGGAGGCCATGTACCAGTGGTTCCTGGTGGTCGTGGTCCTCGTCAGCGCCGGGGTCCTTTCCTTCGCGATCTTCCTGTATTCCAGCGGGAGGTTGAACTGATGTTCCGCCGCCCAACCATCGCCAAGCGCACCGACGACGATCTGTACCAGGCCGAAGTGATGCTGCTCGACGCCGAGGCCAAGCTCGA